CCATCAAGGTGGGCGACAAATACTACAGCTACAACGGCATGGAGCCCATCTCTGCGCTGCTGGCCGTGGCCGCTGACTACGCTGAATATGCCAAGCATGAGCAAGATGCCAGCAAGATTGAGGAGGTCTTCCTCGGCGGCACCTATGGCCTGTATGAATACCTCAAAGAGCAGCCCTATCTGCAAGGCGTGGCCGAGGTGGCCAAGCTGCTGGGCACCAGCCAAGGTGGCGAGGTTGACGGCAAGAAGATCGTGGACGGCCTGGTCAAGCAGTTTGGTGGCTTTGTCATTGGCGGCTCGCCTGCCGGTGTTTACAGCTCGCTGCTGGCTGGCATCGAGCGCCTGTCCGACCCGACCAACCGCGACACCCGCGCCAGCCCCGAGCTGCCCATGGGCGTGCGTGGGTTCTTTGAAGCGTTCAACAAGTACAAGTCGCGCCTGCCGTACTTCAACGCAGATCTGCCCGAGGCGCTAAACCTGTGGGGTGACGCGACCAAGTCTGGCACGGGCGCAGCCTACGAGCTGGTGCTGCCGACCAAGGTTACACCCCAGCAGTTCTCTGAGGTGGATGATGCGCTGGTGCGGATGGGCTCACCCATTGGCATGCCCGACCGCAAGATTGAAGGCGTTGAGGTAGATGCCTTTGAGTACAACCGGCTGCTGACCATCTACGGCAAGGAGCTGCCAAGCAAGGCTGAGATCTTGAACATCATGCAAACCCCAGGCTTTGACTTGCTGTCGCTGGATGACCAGCAAAAGACTGTGCAGCGCGTGCATTCCAAATACATGGATGAGGCAAAGAGGCTGCTAAAGATTGAGCAGCCCCGGCTACAGATCAAGATTGATGAGATCCAAGAGCTGAGAAAAGCCAACGGCCTCTATTACAAACCCGATTAAGTTAGTACAATTTCCATAAGCAAGGATTGAATCATGGCCATCCCAATCAGCAATGTCACCCGCCGAGCAGTCTACGCACCCAGCGGCGCTGGTGGCGCTGGGCCGTATGCGTTCACCTTTGAGATCCTGGCCAACACTGACATTGCCGTGTACAAGGATGACACGCTGCTGACGCTGACCACTCACTACACAGTGACCATTAACGCCAACGGCACCGGCTCGGTGACCATCACAGCGACCGGCTTGGCGCTGGCCCCAGTGAGCCCGACCCAGTACGCCATTGTCGGCAACCGCACCATTGCCAGGGCAACTGACTTCACAACTGGCGGCGACTTCTTTGCCAACACGCTGAATGACGAACTGGATCAGCAGACCATCTTTGCGCAACAGAATTCTGAAGGCTTGATCAGGGCTCTGCAAGCGCCACAGACAGACCCAACCACTGTGGACATGACCCTGCCCAGGGCAACTGTACGGGCCAACAAGACGCTGGCCTTTGATGCCAACGGCGACCCCACCACAGGCGAGGTGATCGGTGACAACCGTGGCAACTGGGCGGCTGGTGTCGCGTACAACAAGCGCGACATTGTCAAGGACACAAGCAACGGCAATGTCTACTATGCGAACACAAGCCACACATCCTCTGGCTCACAGCCAATCAGCACCAACGCTGACAGCGCCAAGTGGGATCTGATTGTTGACAACGCATCAGCAACAACCTCGGCCACCAACGCTGCTGCATCAGCCTCTGCTGCCTCGACCAGCGCAAGCAACGCATCAACATCGGCCACCAACGCCGCCAGCTCTGCCAGCACGGCCAGCACCCAAGCCAGCAATGCGAGCACCTCGGCTACCAATGCGGCATCAAGCGCAAGCTCTGCATCCAGCTCGGCCAGCACTGCAAGCACTGCCGCGACCAATGCCGGTAACTCGGCTACATCCGCATCAACCAGCGCAACGAATGCCAGCAACAGCGCCACATCAGCGAGCGGGTCTGCCAGCACTGCAACGACACAAGCCAGCAACGCCAGCACATCAGCGACCAGCGCAGCGGCATCAGCGAGCACGGCCACCACGCAGGCCACCAACGCATCAACCTCGGCCTCGGGTGCCAGCACCTCGGCAAGCAATGCCTCAACCTCTGCGACTGCGGCTCAGACAGCCCAGGCTGCGGCAGAGGCTGCGCTTGATGCGTTCACTGATACCTACCTAGGCGCATTCAGCTCAGACCCTACGCTGGACAATGACGGCAACGCACTGAGCGCTGGCGACCTGTACTTCAGCACAGCAATCAGCAGGCTGAAGGTTTATAGCGGATCTGCCTGGTTGACTGCGGTTGTTGACACAACGACAGTGGTTGAGAAGACAAGCGCGACAGGCTCGGCCAAGCTGCCAGCGGGTACCCAGGCACAGCGAGATGGCACGCCCAGCGCTGGCTTTCTGCGATTCAATACCGACCTGGCCAAGCCCGAGGTCTACAACGGCACGGCATGGGGCTCGGTCGGTGGCGGTGCAACTGGTGGCGGCAGTGATGACATCTTTGTGCAAAACGGCCAGACCGTCACCACCAATTACACCATCACGGCCAGCAAGAACGCGATGAGCACTGGCCCCATCACTGTCAACTCAAGCATCACAGTAACAGTACCAACCGGCTCACGCTGGGTTGTTCTCTAAGGAAACAAACATGACCTTAATTCTAAGCGGCTCTGACGGCCTTTCTGATGTGGACGGCACAGCAGCCGCCCCCGCGCTCAGAGGCACTGACACCAACACCGGCATCTTTTTCCCAGCCGCTGACACCATTGCTTTTGCTGAAGGTGGCGCGGAGGTTATGCGGATTGACTCGGCGGGTTTTGTAGGTATTGGAACGACTACGCCTGCGGCAAAACTTGTTTCTGCCGGTTCTTCTGCTACCAATTTTAAAGCCTTAATTCTCCGCAACAGCGATGGAACTACAAGTTCTTCAGCTTCCATTGACTTTGAAGCATCGACAGGTACTCAGGGCGATGAAGGCTCAATGGCTGGCCGCATTGCTGGCATTCGCACAGGTTCTGGCACTTCTGGCGCTTTGGCGTTTAGCACAACCAATGCTGGTGTATTAGGAGAACGCGCCCGCATCGACTCCAGCGGCAACTTGCTGGTGGGGGCAACAGCCACACAAAACAATAACAGGCTGTATGTTCAAAGCAGTTCATTTGTGATGGGCTTAAATGGAACTAACGCCACTGGCGAAATGGTGCGTTTTTACAATAATGGTTCTACTGCGGGAACCATTTCATACGGCGCATCAACGGTTGCGTATAACACTTCCTCTGACTACCGTCTGAAGGAAGACATTACCCCCATGACTGGCGCACTGGCGACTGTGGGACAACTCAAGCCGTGCACATACAAATGGAAAAAGGATGGGTCTGCTGGGCAGGGTTTTATCGCCCATGAACTTCAAGCAATCGTTCCTGATTGTGTGGCTGGCGAGAAAGACGGGGTGGACGCTGACGGACAGCCTGAGTACCAAGGCATCGACACCAGCTTCTTGGTCGCCACACTGACAGCGGCAATCCAAGAGCAACAAGCCCTCATCACAGCCCTGACAACCCGCATCACCGCACTGGAGGCAGCATGAGTTTATTAGCCGTTCAAGGGGGCGCTACCGGCACGGGTACGGTCACCCTTTTAGCACCCATCACAAACACAAACAGGACGCTGACGCTGCCTGATGCTACGGGGACTGTACTGACCAACGCAACAACTACAGGCTTTCCAGCGGGGTCGGTGTTGCAAGTTGTTAATGCTACTCTTGCAGGACTAGTAACAACAACATCTTCAACACCAAGTGATACTGGATTATCAGCAACAATTACACCAACAAGTTCTTCTAGTAAAATTTTATGTTTAGTAGATATAGGTGGTTGTGAAAAGGGTGGCGGCTCAGGTGGTGGGCCATATATGCGATTTACGCTAATGAGAGCATCTACTGACTTAATAAGATTTGAAGGTCAAGGCGGCTATACCGCTAATACTTCAACAAATAGTTTTGGTGCTTGTTCTACTAACTATTTAGATTCTCCATCTACTACTTCTGCTACAACATATAAAGTTCAGTTTAGTAACACAGCAAACGCTGGAACAGTAGGATTTAACAACTCTTCCTCTGTAGCAACAATGACCCTAATGGAGATTGCAGCATGAACAAGCATCAAGCAATTTACGCTGTTGTGCCTACGGCTGCTGTCATCCGTGGCGATGAAGCCTTTGACGCTGCTGGCAACCCTGTCGCCTATGACGAGGCTGCTGTGCAAGCCTACATCGATGCCAACGCCTACAAAGGCCAACGCGCTGCTGCCTACCCATCAATCCCTGACCAGCTTGATCTGCTCTACCACGGCGGCATGGAGGCATGGAAGGCCGCAATCACCGCAGTAAAAGAGGAGTTTCCAAAATGACCGTATCAATCAGCGGAACAGATGGCGTCACCTTCAACGACAACAGCGTACAGACCACCGCTGCCACGGGCTTTGCAAATGAGTAATTTTGCGCCTACTGCTTTGCTTGTGATGGAGCACAACATCACAGGGCTTAAGTATTTCTGCAAGTCTTCACGGCTTGACGAATTGAAATACTACCTTGGCAGTGGTGTGTACTGGAAGCGTCACCGTAAAACTCACGGGAATGATGTGAGCGTAGGGGTGCTGGGCATTTACTTTGATGAAGCTAGATGCCTTGCTGCTGCCAAAGACTTTAGTGAGTTGCATGATGTGTCAAAGAATCCAGAGTGGGCCAATCTGATTGCTGAGAATGGCTTGGACGGTGCGCCATGTGGAGAAGCCCATCCAATGTATGGCAAGCCACACCCACAGACGGGGGTCAAGCGGCCTTTGGTTGGAAAGCATGGCGCAGACAACCCCATGTGGGGCAAGCCAAGTCCCATGCGCGGAAAACACAATGCGGGGGCAAGTAGAGCGCTTAAAGGACGCAAGCGCCCAATTGGTGGCGGTAAGAAGCCGCACCCAGTTATCTGTATTGGTGATGTAGAAATGCGTTATGAATCAGTGGCTGATGCAGCCAAGGCTTTGGGTAAAACTAGAGCGGGTATTAATCGTTGCTGCACTGGCAAAGCCAAAACAGCGCATGGTTACAAATGGCGTTATGCCGAGGGGGAAGTATGGCAGTAAGTTTAAGCGGTACAGATGGGCTGACATTTAATGATGCAACAACTCAGAATACAAGTGCGTTCTATGGTGGTCTAGCCTTCCGCAACCGCATCATCAACGGCGCGATGGTGATCGACCAGAGGAACGCTGGGGCGAGTGGTACAGCATCAACATATACCGTAGATCGCTGGGGCTATTATGGTTCACAAACATCAAAAGGGACTTGGCAGCAAAACGCAGGGGCTGTTACTCCTCCATCGGGATTTATTAATTACCTCGGATTTACTTCATCCTCTGCGTATTCAGTTCTGACAACCGACCAGTTTTATTTGTATCAGCGCATTGAAGGTTTAAACACAGCAGATTTAAGTTTTGGCAGTGCCTCGGCGGTTTATGTAACTTTGTCATTTTGGGTTCGGTCAAGCCTGACAGGAACTTTTGGCGGTTTTTTAACAAACAGTGCGGCCAACAGGACATACCCATTCAGCTACACAATCAGTGCCGCAAACACTTGGGAGCAAAAAACTGTAAGTGTT